CGTGACACCCAAGCAATTAGCGATATCGGGGCCGGACGTTACGCTCAAGACACTGGTGTTTACACAGGTGCGCAGGAGCGATTAATGGCACCCGCCTATGAGCAGGCGGACAAAACGAGAGCGGGTCAAGCCGCTATGTTTGACAAAATCCTCGCTGATCGCCAAGCGCAGCGTGAGGAGAATCGTCGAACATCTCCAACAGATATCGTCAACATGATCGCCCGACTGGGTGCAACCGCAGGCCTTTTGTTCAAGTAATTAGATGTCTTCTTACGCAAGCCCAACAATGACGCTGGGCGGCAGCTTGTTTGATCAAGGTGCCGCCACCTTGACGGAGATTGGCAACAAGTACAAGGACAACGAAGCGATCGGTGGTCTGGTAGCTGGCTCATTCATTGACGGAGCCCGCTCTCAAATGCAGGCCGGGACTGCGGTTCAGTACAACACCACAATGGCTGGTGTGTATGCCAACCTCCAGCAGGGGATGGAGAACCTGAAGACTGGCAACCAGCTGAAGCTCATGGGTGCTGAAGGTCGAATTGCAAAAGACTTGATTGGAGCCCAAGGCAATCAACAACGTTTGAACATTCAGGAAACCGGCAGAGAGCAGCGTGCTGGTATCCGCGAAACCGGCGCTCAAACTCGTTTGAACCTAGGTGTCGCCGGTGAGCAGGAGAGATTGAATATTGGAGCTCGCGGCACCGAGCAACGCAAGGGAATCGTCACAGCTGGCCAGCAAGAAAGGCTCAACATTGGCAAGCGCTACCAAGAGGAGCGTGGGATGCGTGCTGATGCTCGTGGTGCCATTCGATCCTTGGGTGCCCGATTCTTTGGCTGATGAACACCGTTGACCCCCAGGTCCAGGACTTTTTGGCAGCCCTGGACAACACGCATCGCGAGGGGTTTATGGCGTATGCGGAAAACACCTACTCGGTTTACGAGGTCTGGCTATACGCCGGAGTCCTCGGTTACGAGGGGAGTTTTCCCGCGCTCGAGAAGTGGCTCCGAAAGACGTACCCCAAGCTGAATCGCCGAGAGATCATGCTGGCGGAGATCGTCAAACTTGAAGGCGATATCGACTACTTAAGGCAGCAGGTGCAGGCCGACCTGATCAAAGCCGATGCGGCAGCTACACGTATTGCCCACTTATCTAAAGAGCTGCGTGGTCATGTCATGGACGTCGACAAGCTGACAAAGGGGCTTGATCGCAGAGGTCTAGTGATGTCTGGCGCAGACAAAGTCATGCGGGACTTAAGAACCATCTTCAAGTCACAAGAAGAAGTAATGCCTGCCCTAGAGCTGGCGTTTGAGTCCATTTGGGCTGAGCTTTGCGAGGAGAAGTGATGAGGTTTGCAGGTGGGTCTGATAGTCAAGATGCGGAGCTCGTTGAGTTCGTCGCCAGGGAGTACGCACGTGGAAATCACCTTGTAGACGCAGGGCCTGAAATCGGCCTCTTCTGGGCAACAAATATCTCGTCAATCGAGACCCATAGGCCCAGACCTCTCCAAGAGGGATTGCAAATGCTTGCTAAGTACGGCGGCGTTGCCAGTCACCGTCATCTCGCTGATCCACGCGAGCATTCCTTTTGAACGCCGAAATTTTTCCGGCATTGATTTTGCCTCTGTTCTAGGGGACGACCTAAGAAATAACTGTATAAATTCGCGGTATGGCAGGCAGCTCAATCTCTCAAGCCAAGATGCGGTCTGCGAAGGCTGCAGCTAAGGCGATTGTCAAAAAACAGATCGAGGTTGAGGTTCCGCAGCATGTATTAAAAGCGCGCAATAGTTTTGCCTACTTCTGCGAGCTGATGGGCAAAAAGCCCGCACGGCATATGCGGGAGTGGCACAAAGTCTTTCTCACCGGACAGAGCAATGAGCACCTACTGGACATTGCTGGACCCAACACGTGCCTACTAAGCCCCAGGGGCAGCGCCAAGTCCACCGTGCTGGGTTTGTTGCTTGGCTGGCTTATCGGCCGCCATGCGCTCTCCAAGAAGCTGCTGAGAATCCTCTATGTCTCTTACAACGTTGACGTAGCGCGTAACAAGAGTGCCGCGATTAAAAACCTTATTTGCTCTAAGGAATACCAAGAAGTATTTCCGTGCGTCAGGCTTTCAAAGATGCGCACATCAGACGAGCTCTGGAGCATCGACTGGGACTTCGCTGAGATCGATGTTCGAGGCGAGGATGCTTTCACGGTCGCCTGCGCAGGTCTAAAGGGAACGATCACTTCAAAACGATCCAGCCTGATCGTGGTGGATGACGCCATTAAAAGTGCTGCCAGTATTGCCAACCCGGATATCCGCCGGGAGATGGAAACAAACTGGACAAACGTCATCGTCCCCACCATGTTCCAGGGTGCACGAGCTATTGCACTGGGGACGCGCTTTCACTTCGACGATCTCTTTGCCACGATCTTCACCGAGAAGAAAGGCTGGAAATGTATTACTCAGTCAGCGTTGCATTACGACGATGACGGCAGGCCAAAGAGCTACTGGCCTGATATGTGGTCTGCCAAATATTTGCTGAAGCTGCAGTCAGACGACCGCGTGGCCTTTAGCTATCAGTATCTGAATCAACCGGTCAGGTCTACGGAGCTGGGTATATCTCCTGAGTTGTTCGTCAAGGCTGAAGTCCCCGAGGAGTACGACTCCATAGGGGTAGGCATTGATCTCTCTGCCGGCATGAGCGAGAGAAACGATTGGACTGTGTTCACCCTTGCGGGTCGCTTAGACGACAAGGTCTATGTGATCGACTACAGGCGCATGAGGTCTATGGGCAATCTCGACAAGATCGAGGCCTTATGCGAATTGCTGGTTGAATGGAACCTGCTGGAAGTAAACGACGAGGGTCAATACTTCCGAAGTCAGTCACCCGTCATCATCTGGCCAGAAGTCGTCGCCTATCAAAAAAGCTTTGAGGGCGATATGAAGCGGATCCTCTTCAATGAGTGGCAGCTCTACAACCTCTCCATTAGCCCTGTAAAGGGTTTCCGTGGGGACAAGCTTGCCAGGCTCAGGGGAATTATGGGCTTGTTTGAGCATAAAAAAATCTTATTCAATAAGTACAGGGACTTTTCCTGCATGGTGGATGAAATCGTTAACTTTGGGCATTCACCGCATGATGATTGCGCCGACTCATTGAATATGGTGGTATCAGGCTTGATGAGACGAGGTAAGGCACACATTGAGTGGAACTAACATAGAAGTATGAGCCAACAAACTCACGACCGTTTCCGCCGCATTCTTGAGGCGGCCCGAAAGCGGGATGGCGGGTCCAGTACGGACACAATGATTGTGAACAGTCATCTTTCACAGATGAAACTGTTCATGCTGAGGCAGGGCCTTGAGTTCTATCCTGCCCAGGACACCTTTGGATTTAGGAAGCAATTCCTGGGTCAGTTAATTGAAGAGAACGAGATTGATACCCGATTAGAAGGCATCGTTGATGACTTCCTGATTGACGGTAAAGGCCTTTTCTATTTCCGACCGATTCGGGACACTTACCGAATCATGTGGTTTAGCGCGGAAAATTACCGTGCGTATTACGACGCGATGGGTGAGCTCGATGAAATTGAGCTGATCTACTCGTTCTCGGTGCGGGACACAATGGCCGCTCCATCTGCTCACACCCTTCAAGGGAATGGCTCTCAGCGGTACGTCAAGCTTCGCGTCCGCAGGGATGAAATCAAGGAGACCATCAGCAACGAGAAACCGTCTTTTGACGCGAATACTCAGACCCTGGCATTCGCCGCAAACAAGACTCGAACGCTGACCAACAGCCTGGGCTTTATCCCGGCTGTCGAAGCCTTCAACAACATGCGCTCCACCGGTATGGACGCAACAGGCGAGTTCGATTGGCTTGCCGAGCAGATCGTGACCCATGACGATCTGATTAAAAACATCAGGACAAATATTCACTTCTTCGGCAATCCGACGATGGTGTCTAGCCGTCCGATGCACGACCTGGTCGAGTCGGGAGAAAACGACGGCATGCGTCCGACAATCAGCTCACAGGCTGGTTTCTACGCTGCCAATCGTCCGTCTACGCGCGTCAGTTCTCCGCTTTCTGGCGGTGCTGGCGGAGGCATGAAAGTGCCACGCATCATTGCCAATATTGAAAGCAGTGATCGTGCTGCTTACATCACTCCTGATGCTGTTTCGGGTGACCAGAACCTCTACGCACGCCAGTACCGCGAAGAGATCCGAACAGCATTGGGTGGAGTTGATGAGCTAGGCATCACGGCCGGCGCAACGGCTTATGAGATCAAGTCTCTTTATGGCCGAGCAGCCACTTCTGCCACACGCCGGTGTAGAGGGCTTCTGACATATGGCCTGTGCAAAATGCTCGGGCTGGTCATTTACAACGAAGAAAAGATCTTCCGCGAATCATTCTCTGCTGCTATTGGACTCGAAAGGCCGCAGCCACCCCTACAGGAAGAGTTCCCAGACAACGAAGCATTCGCTATTGCTGTCCAGGAACATCAGACGCTTTCTAAAGAGTACGAAGGCATTCTTGAAGTCCAAATTGGCGAGGCAGTCCAAAGCCGTTCGCTTCCAGATGGTGTCGTTGGTCTTATACCCGACGGAGACAGGAAGATTGAGTGGAGGTGGAAAGGCCCCGTCTTTGAAGACGGCACAGAGGATATACTTAACTCAAGCATTGTTGTACGAAATCTTCAGGAACTCGGCGTTAATTCAATCGAGGCCCTGCGTTATCTTTTCCCTGATAAAACAGATGAAGAGAGAAGCGCAATGCTTAGTGGCTATCCATTCAGAATGGCCCAAGCCACCCAACAAAGTCTTGGCACTTTCCTGACGCTGATCGAAAACATGCGTCAGATTCCTCATCCACAAGCACCTGACTTACCGCTGCTTGCGGATCCGAAACTTGATTTAACCCCTTACATCTACCGCGCACTTGATTTCCTCAAGCGCGAGTTGACTTATGCAGGACAGTATTCAGACAGCACCAGCACCGGTGACCCAGCAAGCCTCGATCCCATCGAGCGCGCCCGCGCCGACGCAGGCTTACCAATCAACGCCGGCCCAGACCGCCCCACCTTCGTACCAGACTCCTTCGGCTCCACAGGCGGAGACACCGGTCAGCTACCAGCAGGCGGCACCCCAGGCCAACCCATGGCAGCAGGCGTTCGAGCGGCTGAGCGACAGCTTGAGCGCGACGCGGAACTCCCAGCCGCAGGCAGCCTACTCGGCTCCGACCCCGCAGGCAGCCCCTATTCAGGACGCGGCATGGCAGGGTTCGGCTCCAGCGCAGTACCAAGCGGCACCTTCCGTGTCGGGGCTGCAGACCTCAATTCCCCAAGCAACGCCGGGGTATTCCCCACAGACACAGGCGAACAGCTACAGCAGCGAGCAGAGCGCACCCGCGAGCGACGAGTATCTCGCAAGCGTCAGCAACGAAAGTCTTGAAGTTCTTCAGCACTTCGGAGCTGAAGCACCTGCACTGCTTAACCGCTACTCCTGCGTAGTCGAAGATGCTCTGCTTGCTCAGGCTCAGCAGACTGCTGAGA